ACGGCACGCCAGCCGCGACAGGTCTGTGACCTCGTTCAACGCTGGCGTCCACCGTCCCCTATTCAGAGGTCACTATGTCTCTTGTTGTACCTGCACCAAAGCCGGACGCCGCGACGGAACCCGCGATTAAAAACACGCACTTCTGGCCGGATATCAATCCGGTGGAGTTACGCGACACGCTGCGCCTGGAAGGAACAGTGACCGCCAAACGGCTGCGCGCCGTGATTAAGTACGCGCTGACCGAAGTGAACGCTGAGCTTTACAACTACCGCGTCGCACAGCTGGCTCAGGGATACAAAACTCTCGCTGATGTCCCGGCTGACCAGATTGATGATGAAAGTATAAAAGTCTGTGCCTATCTGCGGGCGGTTTCCTCCATTACGGCTGCCATTCTGGCGGAACGATATCCGAACAGTGATATCACCGATGCTGGCAGTAAAAAGGCGGAGATTGTCGAAAGTACGGTTGATGAACTGTGGCGTGATGGCCGCAATGCGATCAGCGATGTCGCTGGCGTGTCGCACTGTGTGATCGGGCTGCTCTGATGAAAGTCTATGCCGAACAGGGCGACACCGTGGATTCACTCTGCTGGCGGTACTACGGGCGCACGGGATCGGTCGTTGAAAAAGTTTACGCAGCTAACGTTGGGTTAGCCGCACAGGGGGCTATTCTGCCCCATGGCTACGCGGTGGAGCTGCCGGACATTACCCTGGCCGCAGTCAGCGAAACCGTCTCACTTTGGGACTGATGACCATGGAGCGCATCACCTCGTTTATTTGTTATTGCGTCGCGGCCTTTCTTGCGTGGCTCGGCGCAATGTCGCCGCAGGATATTGCCTTTTTAGTCGGTGCCGCCGTCGGCGTCGCGACCTTCCTGGTGAACTGGTACTACCGGCGCAAAACTTACCGACTGCTGAAAGCTATGGGCGTCAGAGGAGATATTAATGCAGCCATCAATCGTTAGACGCTGCGCCGTCGCCGCCGTCCTGGCGATTGCCGCGCTGTTGCCGCAAACGCCGACGTTGAAAACCTCCGCCGCCGGTCTGGCACTGATTGCCGATTTTGAAGGCTGCCGCCTGTCAGCCTATCAGTGCAGCGCGGGCGTCTGGACGAACGGCATCGGGCACACCGCAGGCGTGAAGCCGCAAACTCAAATCAGCGAACGTCAGGCCGCCGTGAATCTGGTGGAAGACGTGATGCGGGTGGAGAAAGGCATTGCGCGATGTATGCCGGTTGCCATGCCGCAGCCGGTGTATGACGCCGTGGTGTCCTTTGCCTTTAACGTCGGCGTGACGGCGGCGTGTAAGTCCACGCTGGCGTTTTTCATCAACAAAGGGCAATGGCGGGACGCCTGCGAGCAGTTGCCGCGCTGGGTGTTTGTGAACGGCGAACGCGTCACCGGTCTGGAGCGCCGCCGCGCGAATGAGCTGGCCTACTGCCTGCGGGGTGTCTGATGCGCATTTTAATTTTATTACTGCTGGCGGCGCTTGCCCTGGCGGCGCTGCAAACCTGGCGTATTGGTGGCCTGCATGATGAAGCCGACCAGGCAAAGCGCATCGTCGGCACGCTTTCCGCTGGTATCGAAAGCCGAGACAACGCCATTAACCGCCTTAACGATGATGCTGTGACGCGGGAACGTCAGGTACAAAGCCTGCGCACCCAGCTCGCACGGGCAAGTCAGGAGGCGCGGGATCGTGAAGTTCACATTCAAAGGTTACTTAATGAAAATCAGGAAATGCGCGACTGGTATGGCGCTCGTCTGCCTGATGGTATTAGCCGGATGCACGCACGTCCCGCCTTTGCCAGCGCCGCAGATTATTTACATTGGCTGTCCGGCGGTAACCAGTTGCCCGATACCGGCAAGCTCACCGGTCACTAACGGCGACTTAAGCGCCGATGTCAGAAACCTGGAGGCCGCGCTGACGGCCTGCGGCCTCCAGGTGGAAGCGGTCAAACAATGTCAGGAGGAACACCGTGTTAAAACCCGCACAGCTGCGAAAAGCCCTGACTGACGCCGTGCCGGCGCTGCAAACCAGCCCCGACACCCTGCGGATGTTTGTGGATAACGGGCGTATCGTTTCCACGTTAGCCAGTTCGCTGTCGTTTGAATACCAGTATCAGACCGAGCTGCTGATCACCAACTTTGCCCAGGACTGCGATCTGATTATTGTGCCGATCCTGGCGTGGTTGCGTGAGAATCAGCCGGACATCATGGCAACACCGGAAAAGCAGCAGACCGGCTTTAAATTTAAGGCCGATATGCTCGATGATGGTTCCTACGATATCGCTATAGATGTGCAACTCACCGAGCGCGTGATCGTCAAACAGATTGATGCCGGTCTGTATGTGGAGCATTTCCCAGAACCGCCGCTGCCGGAGTCGGTGGAAAGGCCGCGTGAACTGTACCTGCACGGTGAGTTAGTGAGTCAGTGGAATGAGTGAGCTGTCAGCGTTTGATACCCGTCTGGCGGGACTGATTGCGGCGCTGTCACCGCAAAGCCGGAAGGCGGTGGCGGCAACTATTGCGAAGCGTCTGCGCAAACATCAGCAGCAGCGTATTAAGCAGCAGGTTACACCTGACGGTCAGCCGTTCACGCCACGCCGTCCGCAGCCTTTGCGGGCAAAGAAAGGCCGCATTAAGCGTGAAATGTTCGCCAAACTACGCACGGCAAAATACATGAAGGCCAAAGGCACCGCTGACGACGCCGTGGTGGAATTCACCGGCCAGGTTCAGCGCATGGCGAAGGTGCATCAGTACGGGCTGCGGGATCGCCCGTCAGTCCGTGCAAAAGAAATGCAGTATCCGGCGCGCCCGCTGTTAGGACTGGACGCGGAGGATATGAAGATTGTGGAAGATGAAATATTTAAAAAACTCTCATCAAGCTAATTAAAAAATCATCATATTAAAATTAAACATCTTGAATGCCTATGCTATGTAATAAAGCAACGTACTGAACTTGATCGTTTAGTTTGATTTTTTCCAAAATATATTCTGCTGCGATTTGCATTTCAGGTATATCTATCGGTAAAGCGCCTCTTTCCAGACCACCATCCAAATGAGAATATTCATTTAAAACTCGATTTAATAATACCGCACCGGTTTCTCCATCATTGAAGAATCTTGATATTTTATCATCTTTCTCTATAGCGTTAGGGTATTTATAATATAAAAATGATTCAAGAAACTTCCGGGCATTATTACCAAAATTATAAAAACTGTCCTGTGAGTCATCATCACTAAGATTGGCTTTTGCACATTTATAAATTTGTTCAAATAAATAATTAAATTCTGTAACATAAGACTTCAAATACCGAGGCATTTCCTTTAATGAACTGCTTTCCCCGATTCTTTCGACAATAAAATAGTTGGCTTTTTTACCATCAGATGCACCTGGCAATCTCTTTAGGTATTTTAAAAAATCCAAATTATGGGTAGAAATAAATACTTGAGAAAACCTATCTTGTTTCATTATTTCACTGCTAATTAAGCTGTACACGAAAAATATATGATTAGTATCTAAACTACAAATTGGATCGTCTAACCATATAATAGGTTTGGTGTTTTTAGTTGACAAATCATCCATTTTCGCCATGAAATAACAAAATGAAAGTAGACTGCATTCCCCTTCACTTAGATGATGCGCTCGAACTTTACCTCGCATTACTTCAAATTTAAAACCTTCTTCTTTCTCGATAGCCTCTAGGCATAATGACTTATGCCCGAAGTAATTACTCATATAAAAATTTACTTTATCAGCACCTTTTTTTTCATCCTGCACTTCAGTTTTAAGTTTGGCTATTTTGTCATTGTTGTTACTTATCTTATTGCTTAACTCTATTAGCTCCATTCTTAAATTAGCTAAAATAGCATTTATATTACTTATTTTAGACTTTTCAAGTGAGTAGTTTATCGCTGTTTTGAATTTATATACCTCATTTAATCTCAGTATATTTTTCGCATCTAACTGCTCCTTTACCAGACGATGTGTTAGTTGATTTGATTCAGCTCTCATATCATCATATTGTTTTAAGAGGTGTAAAAGATGCGTGGTATTATCCTTTATATTCGGCAACGGTACAGGTGTGAAAATATCATTTTTTTTGACATCTAATAACCTATTTAACTCCCCCAACTCATTTATATATAATTTTAGAGATGAGTGAAAGTCTTCAGATATGGCATCGACATGTTCTTTAAACTTTGAGTAAAACCACATAGATGAGAAAAATACATTATTTTCATAAAATGATATCTCCTTTTTTATTTCAACTTGCATTGCTAATACAGCACGTTCTAGATCCTCCGATTCCTTGTTAAAATGAAGATCAAGTTTTTCCCATAGATGTAATGGTAACTCTGCACCACAAAATCCACAGCGTTCCTTTTTATTGTAATGTAGTTCACGGCCCATTTTAACCCAGCCTTGCAATAAGCTATTATTAACTAGCTCTATTATGGGTTGAGATATACTTATTTCCTTGGAGAGTAATTCCTTTGTTTTCGTTAAGATATCCGGCAGCATGAAATATCCTTTTGTCAAGGAGGGGATTTCAGCTCTTTTATCTTCTTTAATAAGTTCAAGCAATCTTACTTCGTCTTCAGCCAAACAAGGAATGTATTCACTTGCAGATATTTTTTTATATCTTCTAATATTTTTGAGATGTTATATCGAACATCACCATAATAAGGATTTGCTTTTATATCATCATTTGCCTTTCTTCTAAGCTTATCGTTCAATGCACTATCTATTTGTCCTCTCTCCCTGTCATACTTTAAAATTTCAGAGTTTTTTTCAGTATACTTTCCTTTAATACCACTTATACCATCAGCACCAAAATTTTCGACTTCTAAATTTTTTATTTCCTCCTCTATTCGGATATTATCATCGCCGAGTATTGCAAATGAATTTATGCTCGCATCTGGGTTTGCAATGAACTTCAAGTTATCCTTTATAAAGTCTTCGTTAAAAACGCGAACTTCAAATGGGTGAGATTTGTAACTCTCTTGTGTAACAGGTTTAATCCCCTCATCGAATTCAATTCTGAACTCAGGATTAATATACTTATCAGATATACTCCCTATTTCAAGAGATCTTATTATTCTTGAAAGCGTGGTTTTCCCAGAATAATTCCTCCCGTAAATTATGTTTATTTTCTTAAAAGACATTATATTATTGCCTTTTTTGTCTCTCACTTCACGGTCCCAATTGAAGTCACTGTATACTGCCATGTTTTTTATAGTTTTGATTTTTGTAAGCATATATCCCTCTCATCCATAGAATATTGAAAATACCTACATTTGTTTTAACCCATTCCTCAGTATTGTTCCATATCTTAATAAAATAGTTTCTCGATATGTTATGTATGTTGTACCAGCCCTCATCAACCCGCCTCAAATTGTATACCGCCTGACGGGGCGGCATTCTTTTAACCATGAATACATCCATCCTAAACAACGACATTCCGCGCCTGCTGCGCAATCTGATCCGCATTGGCACCGTTGCCGAGGTGGATTTAGTTGCGGGCACCTGTCGCGTCAACACCGGCGGCAACGTCACCGACTGGCTGCACTGGCTAACCTCCCGCGCAGGGCGTTCCCGTTCCTGGTGGGCACCGTCCGCCGGTGAACAGGTTCTGCTGTTCTGTCTGGGCGGTGAGCTGGATACCGCCTTTGTTATGCCCGCTGTTTTTTCTGATGAATTTCCTGCGCCGTCGGCGTCAGCCGATGCCCTGCACGTCACTTTCCCTGACGGTGCGGTGATCGAGTACGAACCAAAAACCGGCGCGCTGCTGGCAACCGGCATCAAGTCCGCCACGGTGAACGCTGCCGTTAAGGTGGCAGTCACTGCCCCTCAGATCACCTGCACGGCGAAAACGCGCATCACTCTCGACACGCCGGAAGTGGTCTGCACTAACAAACTCACCACCGCCACCATCGAGATTAAAAAGGGCGGCACGATGACCGGCAACCTCACCCACTCAGGCGGGAGCATCACGTCAAACGGCGTGGTTGTCCATACCCATAAACACGGCGGCGTCCAGACGGGCGGCGGTCAGACGCAGGTGCCTTCATGACTAATGCGAAATACATCGGCCTGGCTCGCGACACGGGGCGCAGCGTCGAAGACCTGGCACATATTCAGCAGTCAGTCAGCGACATTTTGCGCACCCCCGTCGGTTCCCGCGTCATGCGCCGTGACTATGGTTCACTGCTGTCGGAACTGACTGACCGCCCGCAGAATGCCGCGCTGCGCCTTCAAATTATGGCGGCCTGTTACAGCGCGATCCTCAAGTGGGAGCCACGCGTCACCCTGACCGGCATCACATTTGAAACGACGTTCGACGGAAAAGGCGTGGTGGAACTCACCGGCACCCGCAAAGACACGTCCGCCGCCATTTCCTTAACCCTTCCCGTGAGCTGAATTATGGCAACTATCGACCTGAGCCAGTTACCCGCCCCCGACGTGGTGGAGGTGCTGGATTACGAAATCCTCCTGGCGGAGCGCAAAGCCACGCTGGTGTCGCTTTACCCCGAAGACCAGCAGGCCGCCATCGCCCGCACATTGACCCTGGAGTCTGAGCCGATTGTCAAACTGCTGGAGGAGAACGCTTACCGCGAAGTGATCCTGCGTCAGCGGGTGAACGAGGCGGCACAGGCGGTGATGCTGGCTTATGCCACCGGAACAGACCTGGACAATATCGCCGCCACGTTCAGCGTGGAACGACTGACGATCACGCCTGCGGATGCGGTCAGCGTGCCCGCCGTGGCGGCAGTGATGGAAAGCGATGCTGATTTGCGTATCCGTGCGCAGCAGGCGTTTGAAGGGCTGAGTGTAGCCGGTCCGGTGGGTTCCTATGAGTATCACGGGCGCTCGGCTGACGGGCGGGTGGCGGATATTTCGGTCATCAGTCCGTCGCCTGCCTGCGTGACGATTTCCGTGCTGGCACAGACCGGCAACGGCACAGCGCCCGCCGACCTGCTGGCGAAAGTACAGGCCGCGCTCAATGATGAAAACGTGCGCCCCGTGGCTGACCGCGTGACCGTCCAGTCTGCCACCGTGGTCAGTTACACCATTGACGCCGTGCTGTATCTGTTCCCTGGTCCCGAAGCCGAACCCATCCGCGAAGCCGCCGAGGCGAAGCTTATCGCCTACACCACCGCGCAGCACCGTTTAGGCCGCGACATCCGGCTGTCGGCCATTTACGCCGCGCTGCACGTTGAGGGCGTGCAGCGGGTGGAGCTGAAAAGCCCCGCTGCTGACATCGAGCTGGATAAAACGCAGGCGTCATTCTGCACCGCGTACACCCTGAAAGTGGGCGGTTACGATGAGTGATCGCCTGCTGCCCGCCGGTTCCTCCGCGCTGGAAGTCGCCGCCGCCGATGCCTGCGCGGAGCTTGAAAACGTGCCGGTGCCGCTGCGGCAGCTTTGGGATCCGCTGACCTGTCCGGCGAAGTTTTTGCCATACCTGGCGTGGGCGCTGTCGGTTGACCGATGGGATGAAAACTGGCCTGTCGCCACCAAGCGCCGCGTCATTCAGTCGGCATGGTTTATTCACTGCCACAAAGGAACAATTGGTGCCATCCGGCGCGTGGTGGAGCCGCTCGGCTACCTGATTAACGTGACCGAGTGGTGGGAAACGAATGACGAGCCAGGCACGTTTCGCCTGGATATCGGCGTGCTGGAAACCGGCATCACCGAAGAAATGTATTTAGAAATGGAAAGGCTGATTGCTGACGCCAAGCCTGCCAGCCGCCATCTGATCGGGCTGACCATCACCCAGGACATTAAAGGCGATGTTTACATCGGCGCGGCGCAATACCTTGGCGAACTGCTGACCGTTTACCCCGCATAAGAGGACGATATGAGCACATTTAAATCCGTTGTCACCACGCTCGGGCAGTCGCGCATTGCGGCAGCCATTGCGGCGGGAACTGACATCAACATTACGCAGCTTGCCGTCGGTGACGGCAACGGCAAGGCGACCACACCCGTCGCCACGCAGACCAAACTGGTTAAAGAGGTGTACCGCACGCCGCTCAATTCCTTAAAGCTGGATACGACCCATGGCAACTGGGTGATTGCCGAGGCGGTGATTTCTGCCAGCATTGGCGGCTTCTGGATGCGTGAAATGGGGCTGTTTGCTGACGACGGCGCGCTGATTGCCGTCTGCAACATGGCGGACACGTACAAGCCAACTTTGGCGGAAGGTTCAGGCCGCACGCAGACGTTGCGCATGGTGATTGCCGTCAGCAACACCGAAGCGATCAGCCTGCTGATCGACGACTCGGTGATTATGGCAACGGAGCAGTATGTGAATGACCTGCTGGCGGCGCATGAAAAATCCCGTAACCATCCCGACGGTACGCTGACAGCAAAAGGTTTTGTGCAGCTTAACAGCTCGGTCAGCAGTACCAGCGAAACGCTGGCGGCGACGCCAAAGGCGGTGAAGACCGCCAACGACAATGCCAACACCCGCGTACCTTCCACCCGCAAGGTCAATAATAAGGCGCTGAGTGCTGATATCACTTTGGCGGCGGCGGACGTCGGGGCAATGAGCAATCTGATGCTGGCAACGGACACGACCAAGGTTAAGCGTCTGGATGACCCGTCCATTATTGACGTCACTAATCCCGTCAGTATTTCTGCCACGTTTGAAGATCATCCTCTGGGTGCGACCTACGTCGTTGCCGGTCAGTTGCACAACTGGCGGCGCTACTGGGCGGCGGGTGCGGCGGCCTATCAGCGCCTGATTAATAACGACGGACAGATTTTTGAGCGC